GTGTGCATCACCCAATCCATGCCGTTCCACGTAAACGGCACACTATACTCTACATTCTCAATTGCCACGGTTAGAACACCTGCCCGAATCTCCACCTGTCTGCGAGGAAGTTAGTTAACAACGTCGCGGTGCTCAGTATTGCGTTGTAGATGCGTGCGAAGTAAACGGTTATACTTGGGCCACCACTACCCAGCCAGTCATTGTTTCCGATTATGAAATCATACGATGCGTCGGTGTGGTAGGTTGAGGCCGAGCCGGTGTTTGCCATTGTAGGTGTTTGTGGTACGCCGTTTATATGGACAACTGGTGCTGTTCCGAACACACCAAGCGCCTGCGTGAACTGTATGTCATAAAAGTTGCCTGCGGTAAAGCTGCCGTTCGGCATTATCCAGTTGATGTGTGATGTGCCGTTATTGTCAAAGCGTATAAGGCTGAGTGTATTTGTTGGGTATAGCGCGAGACACCAGCCTGCCGAACTTGCACCGCCTTTCGAGAGTAAGTACGTGTAGTCAGAGCGCGAGGTGAGGTATACTCCTATCTCGACCGTGATGTTTGCGATGTTCTCGACTGGAGCGGTCTGGCCTGGTATTCGTATGCCATCGGTGGCTCCGTCGTTGGTGAACGATGATGCGCCGGTCGATTGGAGCACGTAACGGTTCGCGTGGGGTATGGCGTCGTATGTAGGATAGTTCGGCGTTTCGTTCGGAATTACTGTTCCTGCCGACGGCCAATCCTGCAAATTGACTAAGCAGTTTGCGAGGTTAACGTGCGCGTTTTGAAACGGGTAGCCTGTCTGGCCAAAACTGTGAGCGCGCATCGTTTACGCCCTCGCAAGCCAGTTAACTACAGGAGTTGTATCCGCCGTTGAACTCATCACAAAGATTTTGTTGACGTTCGATGCGGGTATGGTGAAATCTCTCCCCGGAGCGAGCTGCATCACGCACGTTGAGGCCGACGAACCGAACAACACTATAACGGTGTTTGTGGTGGGCGCTTGTATCGTGACTTCTGCACAAGCTTGAGTTGACGTCAACGCCACGCCTGCGCTTGCGCCGATGCTATAGGTGTGTTGTGTTGTTGGAGCCGTCGCGCCACTTGCTAACCCTGACGTCGTTGTGCCGTCGCCCCACGTAATCGACCACGTTCCTGAGTTCGTCGTAGCGCTAAATGCATACGTGGCTTCCCCTAAGTCGCTTACTACCAGCTCAATATTACCTGCCGCACAATCCGTAATAGTCGGCCAACACGTCGGCCATGTCCAGCCCCCACCTGCCGGAGCAACGGTAGGACATATACGCGCCCCAAATCCCTGTGTTTTCATTTATGCCCTCGCAATCCAATTCACCATTGGAGTCGTGTCTGAAGTTGAACTCTTAATGAAAATCTTGTTAACGTTTGAAACGGCAATCGTATAATCGCGTCCCGCCACTAATTCCATATAGCATGTTGATGGCGAGGTGCCAAAAAGAACCGTGACTGTGTTTGCCACCGGTGCTTGGATTGTTACCTCTGAACATGTTTGTGTCGTCATCGCCGCACCGTTTGTTGTAGCTGACCCGTATGCGGCTACGGAACCAATTTGACCACTGTAAACCGTTGTTGACCCTACTTGAGCAACCGCTATGAAATGAGCAAGCTGGTCTACCGTGGCTTCAAGTACTGCGTCCGTTACGCTACCGTTAAAGCCCGGAATTGCGACTACTGCGGCTGTGATTGTATTTGCAAGAGCGACGAGGCCCGGATCAGTTGACAAGAGTGACACCGCGCCGCCGCTGCCGCCGCCGCTGCCGCCCGCTACGATATTAACTGGCACTCCTTGAGTGTTTGGATCATACCCTGCGTCTCCCGGATTCCCTGTCATCTTTTTATTCCTCCTATGTTTGTGACGGCATGATAAACAACCGCCCTCGTATCCCAATCCATGACTGACTTGTATACGTCAGTCGTCCTTCGTGGTCATAGATGATCGGCACGCCGATCGTCTTAGTGTCCGGCAACGGCGTGTCAGTCGGTAAGAATGATATGCTGAACGTGTTGATTATCCCGTTGACCGGGTCGGCGAGAGTGATGTTCCCGGCATCGGTGCTTTTAGGTATCAGTATGTCCCCGTTGAACGTGGCATTCCACGTAATATCATAATCAGTGATGTCTCGGGGATCTCCGGCAGGTGTGAACAAATGGATGTTCACCGTCAGCGATGCCCGCTCATCGATGTTAATATCCACGCCGGTCGGCGTTGCGGCCATCGGCGTTGTAATTGGTAAGCCGCCGCTGTCCACTTCCGTCACTTTATAGCCTATGCTCATTCGGTTGCTACCTCCCCAACAATATCAATTGAATCGGTCACGATACCCGTGAGATCCTCACTGTCGATCACATACGTTGCGACATCGGCCTCATCTATGACCACGACGTCAAAGTCGAGGACTTTATTATAGGCAATCACGCCGTAAGCGTCGCAAACTTCCGCCTCCATCGCCGGGACAACAGTTGTCGTCGCCGTCTCCGATTGTTGCACGCTTGTGTAGTTCTCTGTCTCGACGACGCAATCGCCGACGACCTCAGTGTTGACGTGCGTGCTAAGTTGACTGACGATCAGCGGTCTCGCTGTGAACTCGTTGCCTGTCGCAACTGCCGGGAATACAAACTCATAGAGGTGCATGACATCGCAATATACGATGACAGTATCGATCTCCATTCCCACGACGGTCGTCGTGACGGTAAAACCGATCGTTATTGTCGGGTTTGCCCCCGCCGTTGCTTCCATTGCAGGCACGACCGCTGGCAATGCTATCCACGCGCCCGCAGTCCCGAGTGGCAAAGTTGCTATCGCCATATCGGGAGGAGAGATCGCATTCACTGTTTGACTAACACTCGCGCCTGTGATCGCAATTGCAGTCGGTGAACATGAGCATGTAAGGTGTGTCGCATCGCCGTCATAACTGACCCCGTACCACGTCACGCCCGCGACCGCAGTGACATCAATCGTATATTCACCGCTCGGGTCAGTCGTTGCGGCGATCGCCCCACCTGACGGAGTCCACGGCCCGGACTGAGACGTTCCTGTCCATAATCTGATGCTTGCCGAGTCGAGGCCGACACCCATTCCGCTTAACACGCCGGAGAGTCCAAACAGTGAGCCGACCGCCGGAGTCGTGGTGCTCGCGGACATCGTGATACTCATCGGCATCTTCTGTCCACGACTCTTAAAGATCGTACTCGTTGAACTTCCGTGGCCGGTGTCACCGGGAAAGACAACATACTCGTCCTCGAGTGCGATGGCCGTTTGTTCGTACGAATAATTGCCGTTTGCGTCGGTCGTGCAATACCCAACCTCCGCATGCCATGTCTCCTCGTCGGTCGTGTACCAAACGTTGAGTGCTTTGCCTGCGAGTTTAACGCCTGCCGTTGTTTGGAGTGTGCCGGTGACTTCGTAGATCTGACCGAGGATTGGTGTCAGTGTGTTTGGAGTGGCCGAGATCGTTGTTGCGACCGAAGGATTCCATCGAACGGAATCCGCTGCGAAGTCCGAGAACGACGCCCAATTCTTAGCCTCGGCGCTGTACTCGCGGTACACAATCAAATCAAAGTTTATGTTGTAATTCGTGCATCCTGCGGAACAGTTGCCAATCGCTGCCTGATACCCGGAGTCGGTGTTATGCCACGATGAATCGGAGCAGTTCTTTGTCATTGCGACCGACGTGGCCGTTGGTGCGACAGGCGTGCCGCCCGATGGAGTCGCCCCAACCCAAATGCTCACGTTACTAGCGGCGCACGACTGCGGATTCGCGGGGATGTTTACCGAAACTTGGATGTAGTAGGTCTTGCCCGCGGTGAGCGCCCGGTTCGATGACCAATAGACCGATGACCCGGCGGACGCGCCAGCACGGAGGAATAGGATATACCCGTTTTGGATATAGATCGAGTATGCGCCCCATGCCTTGTCGTAGATCTTGGAGATTGTTCCGTTGACACCTGCGCCATTATAGTAGAAGCCGATCTCCCAAGAGTGAACGAATGCGCCCGTGCCTGCGGTGTTGTAGTCGGTGCTCGCAACTACAATCGCGTCGCCGCCCGCTGAGAACGGCCCGTAATAAGGATAAGGCGCACCGTTGGCGTTGGTCGCGTGCCAACCGGAGAAATTTGCTCCACCGTTGCCACTCGGGCCGCCGCTGCCATAGTTTGTTATGGTCTCCGAGTCCGCTGCGAACGTGTAGTAAATAGCAAGAGCCACGATTCGTATCTCCGATTAAACTACTTTCAGTCGACAGATTCCATTCGCATCGAATACAACCGTCAGAGTTCCGGCAGTGACGTCTTTCTCAACTCCGAAGTCAAGATAACATATCAGCGGCTTGTTTGTCGCCGTGAAGTCGTAGACCACGCCGCCCTCAGTCACAAACGTCGATGATGTCCACGGGGCCGGTGCTGTCCCGTTGTATTTGAGATAGCGTAACCCGTCATCAGAATCCGTTATCATCCCGAGTGTTGGCGTTGCGACCGCTTGTCCGCCTGCCGTGTAACCTGCGCCCGCGCCGTTGGTCGTCTCCATTGCCGCCGCGATCGTGGTATAACTGGTCTCAGTCTCGTTACTCGGGACATACGTCGGCGAGTTCGTTGATGATTTAGCGAGTGCGAGTTTGATCGTGTCCGTGAGCCAATTGATTCGCTCCGTCGGATGTCCGACCATTCTCAGCGGCCCGCCTTCATACATAGTTCCAACCATGTTAATTTCTCCTTTTAGATGTCCGCCCTTGGGATCTTGCGAAGGTGTGCCGGACAACCGTTGTCAAATAGATCCTTGCGCTCCATTTGCCACTTCATCTTAAACCCGCACCACGATTGTACTCCTCGCGGCTGCGTTGTTTGACAACTTGAACGCTTGCACGTTGAGCAATTGTGGTACTCATGCGGGAATGGGTGAGTATTGTTTTTAATGATGACCTTTGGGTCAAATACCTCATACTCATATCCAATGCCGCCGCGTTCTTGCGGTTTGATATACTGAGTCTCGGGCATTATCCCCCGACGAGTGGCGTTCCGGTTGCGTCAGTCCATGCCGTGCCGTTATACCAAACTGGCTGATTAAGCGTCGTGTCGTAGACCTGTTGCCCTGTCGTCGGTGTGAGCGCCTTTCGCTGTGCCGTTGTTACTATCAACGGGAGAACGCCGACTATACTTGGATCTAACTTCGGGGCAGTTACCGCGCCGTCAAAGATCTGTTCCGTGTCGACGCAATTCGGCCCGAGTGTTGTTCGTGATGAAGTTCCGGGCATGACGCATCACTTCTTTTTAACAGGTGAACGAACCATTTTGTTTTTCTTTGGTGCGTCAACTGCCTTCATTGCCTTTACTTCCTCGACTTCCTCTTCTTTCATTGGATTAACTGCCTTGAGGTATTCTTTGGTTGCGTCGACCGCTGTGCCGCCTTTAATCAAGTTGCCCGCCATAACTTCGTCGTACCATTGATACGAGCCGCTTGTGTGACCGTTATATTCCTTTAGAAATCTGACTAATTGCATTTTGACCTCCTTTTAAAAAAGGAGCGGGGACTATTGTCCCCTTATGCTGACGTTGCCTCGGTTGTCGACGTAGGTGGTTCCTCTCGAGCGTTGAAGAACTCGAGCAAAGGTGTTCCGACCACTGCATCAACTGACGCGGCGACGAACGTTGCCGAGATCTTTATCTTGAGGTTCGCGTTGACCTTGACATTGTCAAGATCCCACATTGCTTCAACAACACCCGGCCCTGTCGTGGCGACGTATCCATGTGCCGCATCCGTGCCGACAGGCGTGATCGTTGGAGCGTTCGCCGTGCCTGCAACATACGAAGGCAACGAGACACTCTGATATGCGTTCGATGTCCCGCTGTCGGACTGCAACTCGAGTTGAACTGCAACCGCGCCGCCGCCTCCCGTTTTAATGAACGGGAATATCGCCCTGACTGCGTTAAACGCCTTGTTGGTTCCGATTGCGTATGCCGTCGGTGTTGAGGTGATCGTTGAACCGGCGCCGGACGCGGTGAGTGTCACCGGGCCGCTCTCGGGCTGCTTGATCCTCGCCTGTCCAATCATTCCACTTTTCCATGCCATGTTACTTCCTCCGTTTGATAACGCCATTCGATTAGACGTTGCCCCATGTCACGCCGGTTAATGCAGCGGCGGATGCGGGATGTCGCATTCCGAAGTCGTGCATTTGAATCGCACGAATAACTGCCTCGTCTCTGCTGAATGGCGAGAGTAAGGTTCCGCTCATATCGTAAGCGGCCTCGGTCGAAGCGTCGATTCTCATCGTCATGGCATCGCCGATAATCATCTCGGGGAACTCGGCAAGATAGATGTAGTTCGTTGTCGGTGCGTCCATGCTCAGTTGAGTCGTGGTTGCGATTGGGTGTCCCCAAAATGTGTTGTTCGCCTGTACTGTTGGGAACGCGAGCATGCCTGTTGCTTCCCTCACTTGTGCGAGCCAGTTCTTGTTTGACGGCCGCATTATCCAACCTCGCTTTGTGTTGGGTACGTTGGCGTTGTCGAGAACTGTCTCCATTCTCGCGGCGTCGGTTGTTGCCGTTACTGCCGATGGAGTTGCGGTCATTGCGATTGCATTTGCCGCAGTCATCTGATTCCGCATTCCGACAGGTGTGGCGAGTGCGCCGTTACCTTCGATGAATGCAAGATCTTCTCTCAATGCCATTTGTTTTACGATGTCGTTGCGAACCATTTGGTCAACGTTCGGTTGTGAGAAGTCAAGGAGATCAGTTGAGATCGCCGTGATTGCTCCGAGTTTGTGACCTTGTAGGTTAATCTGTCCGACTTGTAGCTGCGAGTAGGTGATGTTCCCGCCTTCGCTGAGATACGCTGCCGTTGCGCCGCCGGTTTGCCGTGTGATGCTCAGTTGTCCGTTGACAAGAGGCATGATCGTGCATCCCATTGATCGCATGACCGTCGCGGCAAGCAAGAGTTCAATCACTTCGTCCGAGAGTATCTCGGGAACCATCATGCCGCCTGCGGTTGGAATGGCAACCTCGAGCGCCTTGGTGATCTTGGATTTGTCACCAAACTTCCGCTGCGCCCAAAAGTGAGCATCCCTGACGTTACCCTTGGCGTTCGCGTATGCGATTATAAGTCCGCCAAGTGGATCGACCTTTTCAAACTTGTTTGCTTCCGCATACTGTTCCTCGCCTGCGAGTGCCGTGCGGATCGCAAGGTTCTGTCGGTCAATTGCCTCATGGGTTTGACCCTTGAGTTCGTCTTTTGTTTGTCCAGTTCGCTTCAAGAACATATCTTGAAGCTGTTGCCGTGTGTACTTCGTCTCTCGTTTGATCCCATCTTTGCCCATGAGATCGTTCAACTGAGAACGAGTCATTCGTATTTCGCCCATGTTATGCCTCCGCGCCGTTGCCTTCAAGGACTGCTCGTAGTTCGTCCTCGTCAACAACAACAATCTCGTCGTCAGATTCGTCTTTTACTTCGCCGCCCTCGCCTTGTAGAACGGCCCGCAACTCATCCTCATCGACGACTATAATGTCATCATCAGATTCCCCTTTATCAGTCTCGACGACAATCGGTTCCGTGTTCTCTGTCACTACTGCGGGGACAGTAGCAATCTCGCCCTTTGTTTCATCGGGCGACGCCGCGTTCGTGCCTGATGCCGGTGTCGCATCTCCCGCGTCGGGATTCGGCGCAGGATTGTCGCCTTGATTTGGTTTCGATCCCGGCCCGCCCGGTCCGGGTGTACCTGTCACTTGGTTCAATACCCCGTTCGTCAATTTGACGCCGGAGTTGTGTGCCGCTACTGCGTCCCTAAGATCGCCTTCGTTCGCCGCACTCAGGACGCGCCCTGCTTTAAGTTCGGCGATCGTCGCCTCGAGTCCGGCGATCTTATCCTCATATACTTTCGTTTCTTGTTCGCTCATACTTGCCTCCGTTCCGCCGAATCCTTTTTTCCATTCTAGAGGAGAAGGATCGGCGCATTTAGTCGGCGGGTCGTCCTTCTTGTGCCACGCACACATCGCCGTTTCAACTCGAGAGTGAAGCCAATTCATATCGGCCTGTGTAAAACCTGTCATCAAATTGCCTTGCGCTGCAAATTGATGCAAGCGCCGGTGATATGCTGACAGATCCGACAAACTCTCCTTGTTGATTGCGGTTTGTAAATCACTCTTGTCAGTGTCCGTGATTGTCATGTCTTTGCCTCCTCACGTTCCCGAATCCGCTCCGTGATCTCGGTGATGTGAGCGCACTTCGATTCCTTGAGGGGGCAATCATCGCCCGTACAGAACTTGATTGCTTCCGGTGTCCACGCCTTGAGCATAGACTTGGCTTCGTCATAACCGAACGACTTTGACCTGTCAATCAATGCTTGCGGGTTCGCAGGTACCGGAACTGCGGAGAACTCTAATAGATCCCACTTTGTAAACCTTGTTCCGTCGTTAAATGCGATAATGGCGCTCTTGCCTTCGTCCTTTTCCTCGATGTCCTCCCATTCCATAGGATCAAAGCCTATTGAGACGGCATTGAGGAATCCTGTCAGATACATTCGACGAATCATTGACCCGCGAATGCCTGCATAAGATTCGTGGTAATTGGTATCAGGTTGGAATACGACCTTTGCCTGTATCGCGTTCTGTTCAACTGTTGCGCCGTCCTTGATTGCCTTGATCTTGGTCGCTACCAGCGATACAGATTTGCCGACAGGCATCTCGTCGTAGTTGTGCGCCCATTGCATCACCGGGTTTGTGGTGAAGTTCTCGACCATAACTCCGGCAGGATCAACGATGTCACGATCCCTGTCGCGGACGTCCGTTGTTATAGTGAACGTGATCGGCCCGTTGTCGTCGTTGATGTCGCCGAGTGGTTTAACGTCGTCGATCTTGTAGATCTTGTAGATCTTTTTGCCGTGTTTAACATCCTTTGCGAGTGTCATTCAATCACCTACTCAACACAACTCGATCGTGCCGCAAGCATCAGTGCGGCGAGTTGCCGTATGTTCGGGTTATAATGCCAGCACTCGGGATCGCAACCATGAGCAAACCTGTGGTGTTCAAAATGATGCAGCATTATGAAGTTCGCCAAGATGAAGTCATAGTCGTTCTGTTGTGCCGTTGTGAGTTTGTGGTACGGTAGAACATCGTGTGCCTCGAGTTGACACTGATCTCCGGTTGCGCCGTCCAACTTGGCATCAGGAACATTAAGCGAACCTTCCTTTGACCCGCACATCTCGCAAGTATCGTGTGCATTATGGAAGTCGGCTGCCGCCTGTGTCCACGCCACGGTTCTCGGTTGGCTACCTATCCCTTTGAACTGCTTGCGACGTGATAAGAAACTCATCCCGGGAACCTCGCATAAAGAACAGCGGCGATATACACGCCGATTATGATTGCTACTATCTCGGTCAAGAATATAGTTGCCCAATCGCGGATCATGTGTGAATCCTCCTTTAGATAATCCCGGTCTTTTTCCGCTTCTCTAAGTCCGCATCCTCGGTCGACTTTGCCACTTCCTTGGCTTTCTTTTGATCGAGTCGGATCTTTAAGAACTCGTCAGAGTTGAGAAGTAGATGCTCCGCCTCCGTGATACACGTAGGACAGAGCCATTCTCGTTTCTTTGCGCCGCCAATGAGCCGCAGTTTGCGACTATGTTCACCACAGATGTCGCAGTGTTGCGGGACGCGAATCTCGATCCACTCTGTTAGAATATCTTTGTTCATTACCTATCGCCTCCTCGCATCGTCATTTGTAAATCATCAAGAAGTTGACGTTTCTCTGCCGGTGTTAGGTCTTTGATTAGATCTTTGAGTGTGACGGTTGTGACGGTTCCAGTGTTGTATATACATTCAAACTCGCCATTGCCATTATAACCACAATCATGCAACTTTCGCCCGTTGATCTCGCTGTTCATCATCTTTACATCGTCATCGGAGACCGCAACTGTGTGATGTTTTGTTTGCAGGATCTATCGCCACCGTTTAGTTATATCGTCGTCTTTGTTTTTGCAATACTTCAGCACATCTTCAACTTCGATCTTTGCCATTCGCTCACCTTCATACCGTGCCGAATGCTCCGCCGTGGTTCTTGATCTTGACCCCAATTGCGAGCAATTCCATCACCGCTTGATCTAAGGTCACGGTGACGTTGTCTTGTGCCAATCGTTCGGCTATGTATGCCGTCATTGCGGTATCTGTCGTCCCTGCAACTGTCCATGAAACCATCTTATAAACCTCCTAATTGTAGCGCCGTCTTTGTCGCAACGTCACGACGTAACCCCGGCCCGTACGAACCTTTCGTCCGCCTTTTCTGCGTTTGTTTTGTTGTGAGGACATTGAAGCAGCTTCGGGCATGAGAACGTTGGGTTCATTCGAGCCGGGTACATCGGTGACTGCGGGATTCTCGGACGTATCTTGTCCGGTCGGATCAGGCAACGGTTCTGTCGTTGGTTGTGTTGGTTCCGTCGCCTCGGGTGTAAGTGGATTAAGATCAATGTTCATCGCCAACGGGAACCGTTGACCCATATCGTCAGGTAAAGGTTCCTCATCTGCCGCCGCTCGAACTTCATCGATCAGGAATGCGTACGGTGCGGCGGTCATCACGGCGAGTTTGTAGTCTTTATCCTCTTGAATCGGCGAGACGAAGTCGATCTCAATAAGTCCGGTATCATCGAACTTAGGAACGAGTTGCTTTTGGAATGCCTCGCGCATTTGGTTTAAGATTGGTGTTAATGTGTATCGTGAGAAGAACAGATCAGCGGCCTCGATCGTCGCCCGGTTACTGTTACTCAATATGCCGATGATCTCAGGCGGTATACCGAACACTTGGATGATCGTGTCACGTTCATATTGCCGCAACGGGATGAACTGCATCGCTTGGAAGTCCTGTTGAAACGTGGTGACTTCGACCGCTTCACTCATGAAGTGCGGTTTAAATGCGTTCCAAAAACCTGATTGTTTCTCGATCCAATCCTCCTCGATCTTCTTTGTCTTTTCGGGATTCAATCCTTTGCCGGTGATTAAGATGTCAGGTCGTGCTTGTTTCTCAAAGAATGCGCGAACAGTCTTTGCCGCTTCATCATCCGTTGATAGTTCATCGTCGAGAGATTGAGCAACGCCGGATCCTCTTGAGTAAGGAACGACAGGATCAGGATCGATCATCCAAAAGACTTCCTCCATTGGGATCGGGAACTGACCTGTTGGGAGTGAGATCATAAAGGCAGGTTCGGCAGGTGTTGGCAATTTGGTGATCGCATTCGGAGTGATCGGCCATATCTGCATTCCTTCGGGAGTTGAATCCCAAACGCCGAATGCTTCGCCAGTTGTCCGCAAGTGAACCGACCACAGGAACATAACCGTTTGCCAACTGAAAAATGGATTCGGTTTCGATAAGAAGATCTCGATCGGATGTTTCTGTCCTTCGAGTATGTCCTCGAGAGGAACCATTTGCTCCGTCTCAGGATCTTCGGTCAATCCCAACCATTCGACGCCGCTGATTGAGTGTGAGATCTTGCCGACTGCGGCACGATACCACGGTAAGGTGTTATAAGCATTGAGAAATTGCGGAATGCCGCGCTTGACGCCGGTCGATTGTCGTGCGGCCCCAAGATACTGTGTGATAAAAGAGTTTGCCGTTGATCCACCTGTCACACTTGCGCCAACAGGTGTCGGTTGTCTTGTGACTGCCTTGCGAACTCGGGTTAATAATCCTTCGCTTGTCGTAGGCACGGTTCAAATAAGGATCGCATCGCAAATAAAGGATATTAAATCTATTACAAAGGACTTTATCAAAAAGTATAGAGATTCAAGATTAGGGAGGAGAACGAAAGCATGTGCCGTATCCGGGGCCATACGTCCCGGACAAGCAACTCGCAGATTTAAGGAGGTGAAAAAAGGACTTAACTCTTTTATATGCTTCCGTTCTACGAGTCGAGTAATGCCACTAAACCGACTCGCGTTATATAGTTGACTTCACTCTTTATCTTTGTTTGCTTCTGATTCGATAATGCACTTACATCGTTTGCATATCGCATCTTGTGTCGTCATCTTCACGCCGCATCTTGCACAACGTGGCAAGTCAATCGAGTTCATCTTCTCATTCA